AGATAAAGTAGAAGATCACTTCATGACTGAATCTTTGTTTATTCCATTAAAGGGTGTACCAGTTATTGTTTTGGGAACCCCTATGATGCCCGGTGACTTGATAGCTAAACTACAACAAGATAAAAGATTTAAGTCTAGAGTGTTACCAGCATTAGACCCAATACCCGGTAGAAGGGTGTTAATGCCAGAGTTATATAGTGAACAATGGTTATTAGACCAACAGGCAGCTAGACCAAAATCGTTTGCATCAGAATTTATGCTTACACCTCATTTTGCAACAGAAGCATATTTTGATCCAGAAGATATAGACAAATGCATTGATAATACTTTGCGAAACCATTCACCAAATATGAAATTTCATTTAGAAGTTGGGGATGAAATTTATGGTGGGTTTGACGTTGGTAAAAAACGACATCCATCACACTTAGTATTATTTAGAAAACGTGGTGAAAAGGTTGAACAAGTACATCAATCATTTTTACAAGGTTGGTCTTACAGTGACCAGATAGCTTACCTAAATGAAGTAGCTGAAAATTATAATTTATCTTATGGGTTTATAGATAATACCAGAGGTGAATTAGAAGATAGGGGTTTAGACAATAGATGGAGAGCCATGCATTTTACTGCTAAAAGTAAAAGGACAATGGCACAAGTATTAGAAACCTTTGTGAATTCGAACAATTTAAAAATATTAGATGATGAAAGACAAAAACAATCCTTGTTGTCAGTAAGTAATGACTTAAAAGCACCTGATACCCCTATGGGGCATGGAGATGCATTTTTTAGTATTGCGATGGCTTGTCAGGCTATACATGATCGCAATGCTTATAATTTTACTAGTTTAGGTTCAGCTTCCGATTGGTTTGGTGATAATACACCTCAAGATGATCCACAGAAAGAGTTTAAGTCAAGGTTTGAACCTGTAAATGGAATGGCAGAAATTGAGGGCGCACCAGACCCAACTTGTACTGATGTAGCGTGTATACCATCATTCTGGGTTCCTGAACGAGGTTTGTGTTTATATTGTGGTTATCGTCAAAAATAGGAGGAAAAAAGTAATGACAACTGTCTCAGTATCAACTGCTAAAGTATCTGAACAAGCAGAAGTTATATTAAATCATAGATATTATCTTAAAGATAATAACAATCAAGTAGTAGAAGATGCTGGTGCTATGTTCAATCGTGTGGCAAAAGCTGTGGCTGCCATCGAAAACCACTATTACACTTTACCTGTTGAAGCAGATTTAGTAGCATTAAATTTTTGGACAATGATGAAAAATTTAGAATTTGTACCCAATAGTCCCACTTTAATGAATGCTGGAACCGAACAAGGAACGCTGTCAGCGTGTTTTGTTTTACCATTAGAGGATTCTATGGAAGGAATAATGAAAGCTGCGACAGACAGTGCTATGGTGCAAAAGTTCGGTGGTGGTACAGGATTCTCATTATCAAAGTTGCGACCAAAAGGGGACAGTATTAAAACTACACATGGAATAGCTTGTGGTACTATAGAAGTTTTAAAAACTTTAAGTCGAGTGTCATCAATGATAACTCAAGGGGGGAAACGTGATGGGGCGAATATGGCAGTTATGTCGGTTTACCATCCTGATATTCTTGATTTTATTTCTTGCAAATCTGTTGAAGGCGATATCCATAATTTTAACATATCAGTGGGTGTTGATTCTCATTTCATGGAATGTGTGGTAAATAAATTAAATTACAACCTAATAAATCCAAAAGACAATACTATTACTGGGCAGTTACCAGCGCAAGAAGTATTTTACAGGATAATTGAAGGTGCTTGGCGTAATGGTGAGCCGGGCATGGTATTTTTAGATACAATTAATCGTGACAATCATGTTTCAGATAAATATGGCGATATGATAGCAACCAACCCATGTGGTGAGCAACCCTTATTGCCAAATGAATCTTGTAACTTGGGGTCAATCAATTTAGATAAATTCTTTATACCCTACGAAGGTGGGTTTAAAGACGTTAAAAATAGATGGGAAGGTCAAATTAATTGGGAAAGACTAGAAGAAGTTACTAGACTTTCAACTCGGTTCTTAGACAATGTTATTGATGCCAACTATTATGCAACACCTGAAATCGAAAAAATGACGAAATCTACCAGAAAAATAGGGTTAGGTGTTATGGGATTTGCTGATCTATTAACACAGTTACGAATTCCATATAATTCCGAGTTAGCTAGAACTGTGGGCAATAGAATCATACATCAAATTAGGCTGTGGTCTGACAACGAAAGTATACAATTAGCAAAAGTTAGAGGGGTATTCCCAGCTTTTAAAGATAGTAACTACAGTGCAGATCAGGAATATAGAAACCATTGTAGGCTTACAGTAGCACCTACTGGTACTATTAGTATGATTGCAGACTGTTCTAGTGGCATTGAGCCAACATTCGCATTGGTTTGGAAGAAGCAAAACATACTAGAAGGTAAAACACTAAACTATATAAATAGCCATTTTGAATCCGATGCTAGAAAGTATGGTTTTTATTCTGAAGAACTTATGAACTATTTAGCAGAAGGTGGTTCTTTACAAGATGCAAAATTTAAAATGCCTGACTGGGTAAAACAAGTATATGTAACAGCCCCAGAAATATCACCAAGAGATCATGTGTTAATGCAATCTGCTTTTCAAGAACACGTTGATAGTGGTATATCGAAGACTATTAATTTCCCAAATAATGCCACTCTTGATGATGTAGAACAGGCTTATATGTTAGCTTGGCAGTCTGGGTGTAAAGGTATAACTGTTTATCGTGCTGGTTCTAGGGATAAAGAAGTATTAGTAAAAGGAACATTGGAAGATTCAAGTACTGAACCATGTTGTGAAAACCAATATATAGTAGAGGAATCAGGTTGCCAAACCTGTAAATCTTGTGGTTGGTCTGCTTGTCTAATTGCATAATCAGTAAATAACCACAATAATAGTATAATATAAATAGAAAAGTATAGGAGATGTTATGGCTATAGGCAATATTTTAGATGGTGGAGACCAACAGTATGTAGCTGTCAAGGACACCACAGGTACTTGGAGAGTGTTAAATACTTGGCATAATGATTTAAAATTATTAGATGCCGACTCTGATATACCTGATGATTCTGAAGCAATAACAATTTTAAGTGAAGGTCAATTTATTGCTTTAATAAAAGAAGCTGCAAGTCAAGGTGTTTTATCAAACGCTACTTTCAGTGCTAATACAGAAGAACTAGAGAATGAATTGGCTAATGTTTGTAACGAACGAGATCAGTTAAAAGAAGAATTAAATAAAGTTAATAGTATCCAAAGTAAACCAAAACGTTCGGAGAAATACGATCTAAAGGAAAAGGCTATGGACAGCATACTAAAACTAGTTTCAATGCAAGACATGGCTGATCTAAGTAAGGAATAAACATGAAATTATCAGAATATATGCCACAACTTCCAAAATTAACTGAACGAATGACAACAGTTAATCGACAGATTTCAATGTTGGATATGTTTAAAGCAGCTGGAGATGTAGGAGCACCACCACAAATAGGTATAGATACTGTAGTAAATTCTATGGTAAGAAATTCTATTCAACATAGAATGCAACTTATTCGTGATGTTCAGACTATCGTAATGTCAGTTGAGGAAATTCGTGGGCCGCTAAACCACATTACCTCTGAAGTATTTAGAAGGGGTTTGCATTTTGCATCAACTGTAGAAAACCCAGACCCAATACAAAAAGAAAAATTAGAGGACATTAGAGATAGTTGTAATATCTTTGGGCAATCTTTAGAAGAGGTATTACGACAATTTCACCATGATTTAATATCTTTAGATGATGCTTTTTTACATTTCAGTAAAGAATATAAAGATTTAGGTAATGGGAAACTAACTTCAAGGTTGTTAGAAATTAGAAGATTAAACCCAGCAATGGTTGAATTTGATATTGATGCAGAGGGTTTACCAAAGAATGCAAACTTCCTTTGCCCTATACATAGAGAAACTGCATATACCAAAAGAGGTAAATGCGAAAATGATGATTGCGATATTGAATTACATCCAGTAATGTATAAATTAAAATATAGAAACAAAGAAACATTCCTACTTGAAAACGAAGTAGTACACTTATCTAAGTTTAGCCCAAGTGAAACCTATGGTTGGAGTCCAGTTCTTACGATCTTTGAAAAAGCATTAACATTAATAGGTATGGATAAAAACCTATTCAATTACTTTTTTCAACGCAAGATGCCCGCTAGTATGCTACTTATAACAACGGATGATCCAGAATCATTACGTAGAGAAAGAGAACATATCGCAGCACAAACAAGGGCTGATCCTAACTATATCCCAATGGTTGCAGTTTCATCTAGAAACCAAAGGGGTAGAGTAGATATGGTACGTATGTTTCATACTTTACAAGAAATGGATTACTTACCTGTTAGGCAAGAGATTCGTGAAAGAGTTGCTGCTATATGGGGCGTTACAGCTTCTTGGCAAGGCGCACCAGAAGCATTTGGTGGGTTATCTAGCCAAACACAACAGTTAACTGTTATGAGTCGTGTTGTAGAAGCTGACCAAAGATTGTTTACCGAAAAAGTATTTCCACAACTAATTAAATGTTTAGCCATAACAGACTTTGAAATCGAGTTACCACAACCAGAAGAAAAAGCTGAAAACACTAAATTGTCTTTTGCTATGCAAAAAATAAACATAGCTTCACAGTTTTCAAAGTTAGGATTTGAAGTAGCACTAAAAGAGCAAAATGCTGATGTTATTGATGCTGAGTTTGTGGTAAGTGGTAAGGCAACTGAAACAGCTAACCTTGCTGAGGAAAAAACAAAACTTGACCTTAAAACACAAAAGAAACAAATGGAACAAGAAGAAGCTCAACAGCAACAGCAAGAAGCTCAACAACAACAGCAAGAACAACAGCAACAACAAGAAATGTTTGGAATGTCGGATGATACACCAGATATGGATAAGTTAATACCAGATCGTTCTGCTGATAGAAAGTTTAAAGGTAGAACTGGGGGATTAACTCCTAACAGTGCTGATAAAGCACCTAATGAAGAACGAGATTTAGATAGTTATGCTGAAGCTAGAAGTATGGAACTATCTAAAAACTGGATAGATACTTTAGTAGAAAAAGGATTTACAAGCCCTTTGATTAAAGAAGTATCACCTGATCTTAAACAAATGTGGTTTTCTCAAGACAACATTGACTATGTTGCTCAACTATCTAGTAATGGTGTTGGGTTTATTGAAAAGGCTACATTCACTAACCCCAAAACTTTTGAAACAGATCCAAAACAACAAAAAAATACTATTCCTATTGAGGTAGACTCTGATGACAATTAAAAAAGAGTTTGGTGGTACAGTTGTTACGTCAGCAGATTCTGGAACTTTTACCCCTACTTATGGTGGACATAAAAAGAAAAAGAAGAAAGATGGCATAGATCGTT